GATTGTATTTGGTCAAAGCTTACGTTTGAAGAAAAGTTAAATCTGTTTTGAACATAATAGAGTTCTTCATTATTCTCCCCAACTTCTTTGACTACATTTTCATCTTCAAATTTAGTATTACGAAGAAACCAATGAATACATTTGACTGGTATGTTTGGCACCAAGTTATTTCGTATGACGTACTTATCTGGCTCAGTTTCAATTTTTGGATGTTTTCGAACTAAATCAGTAATAAATGTATGTTTCTCATTCGCAAGAAACTTACGTTCCTCGGGACTCACTGTAATTTCTTCAGTCACTATGTTAAATGAAGGAAGTTCGAGAGTATCCGTTGTATCTGTGAAGAATGTTTGTTTATGAAACTCAAATTCAAATATAATCTTCTGACGGTACACCCCACACGTTGGAAAGTATGGTCTCGTTGGTCTATTTGAGGCATACTCGTCACTCGCATACTTTTGTGTAAAGAAGAATTGCAGTGGTATCACCACATCTGAAGAATATCGTGCGACATCATCATTTAGAGTTGCTTCATCATATCCCAAATTTCTATTAATAAGAAATCTATTTGCTACCTTTTCTGAAATTTCTAAATAAAGCTCATCATAGATGATTCCCCAATCGTCGTAAATCTTCTCAACCTCGATGTCGTCCACAAACATAGTCACGCTCTTAAAAATATGTCGTCCCAACTGGTCCGCATAGTTCCCAGTTGAAATACCTGGCATAGTTATGCTCACATACATATTACTCAGAAGGTCGCCCATATTTGTTGGATTGAATTGTACTTTTATAGTTTGACCAAATGGCCAATTCCCTATAGTACCCGGATTTACAATATTCTTACTTCTATGATACTTTCTAAAGTCTGAATGTCTTTTATTGGCGGTGTAATTAAAGAAGGATTCGTCTGGATCTTTGGAAAGCAAGTATGTATCTTGCTTCCCAATAGCCTTGAGCGATATTTTCGCAGCTTCACCCATACCTATCTATGACTTACATATTTTTAATATCAGATTTCCACATATCAATGTGACTCGTCTTTTTCATTTCTTCCAATTCCAACTTCGCCTGCTTTGACTCTAAGAGAAGTTCCTTTACACTTTCCTCGGTGTACTGCACAGTCTTGATGTTGAGAAGGTAATCATAGGTTCCAGCGATTTTGGGGAAAATCGTAGACAGCTGGTGCTCCAAATCGTCCCTCTTGCGCTTGAAGACGATGATATCTCCATTTATCACCATCGTCACAAACTTTGATTTGTATCCACACATAGTGGCTCTGGTCTCGAGAACCTTGATGAGATGCTCCTTTCTCTTCTTATAGTGTTCAAGTCGAAGTTCTACAAAGTCCTTCAGGATTTCTTCTGGACTCGAGTACTTGTAGATTCCTTTGACTGGGTGAAAGAGATGCATGTTGGACACATGAAAGGTCTTACGCAACTTGAGGTCCTTGATCAGGTCAGTCCCAGTGTATCCCATAATTTCAAAGTGAACATCATCAGTTGTACTGTTGTTCGTAAAGTTTTGGATAAGTTTCTTTTCCACGAGGTCATCCAAATACTCCTTGTAATCTTGTGTCCAACGACCCGGGGGTAATTCGGTGACCACAATATTCATACCTGACCATTTCCAAACACCCTCCATCATCCAAGTATCCTCTTCCTTGTGAACTTGTCCCTTGAAGCCTCGGAACCATGGTCGCATCGGTATGATTGGCTTTCCATCCAATATTCGCTCAATATTAGCCTTGATATCCGAGGGATTGAAGGGTGGTATGTAAGAACTGAAACCTGTCCCAATACCCTCACTACCATTCACAAGAACCAATGGTATCGTTGGCATGTAAAAGTCGGGCTCAATTGAATGTCCATCATCCTCGAGATAGTTGAGAATTGGGTCATCCCGTGGGTCAAAAATCTTACGGGTCTCCTTGGAAAGCTTGGTGAAAATATAACGTGTTTGGGACGCATCCTTACCACCCATGAGACGGGTACCGAACTGACCACATGGTTGAAGAAGATTGATGTTATTTGAACCCATATAATCATTCGCCAACTTGACGATTGTATCTGCCAGAGATACTTCACCGTGATGGTACGAGGACTTATCTGCAACATACGCAGCCAACTGGGCAACCTTCATTTCATCTTTGAGATTTTTATGAAAGCACGCAAACATCACCTTGCGTTGTGACGGTTTGAGACCATCTGCCATATGTGCGATTGACCGTTTAAGGTCTGCCAAGCTAAAGTTGACCAGGTCCTTATGAATAAAATTGGTGATATCCAGTGTTTTAATCGAACCATAGGCAACCTCAAGTTCCGTTGGGTCTTTTGCGGTACTCTCGAGAAGCCACGTCTTTCGGTCATCTGCCTTCTTCTTGTCGAAAGCCAAAATGATTGATTTGTCCGTCATAGTATCCGCATCGAACTTCACAGTGAGGTCTTGAATTTTCTTAAAGTAGTCACGAGCTTCCGCTGAAGTTGAAGTACCGAGACCCTTGTAGTACTTAATTGTCCACCCAGATTGCCCAGTTCCAAACCATGTACGGAACGCAGAGTCAGTATAGAATGACTTGACTTGAGCACCCTTGGTTGCCTTGATAATTGGGGTCACCATAGAAACAACAAATCCCAATTTAAGTAAACTTGGCCAGAAATAGTGTATCATGTTGAGAATGAGACCTTTAATGTGTGAACCATCATTATCCGCATCAGTCATAATCATGAGACGACCATATCTGAGGTCAGAGACAGTTGTATACTCCTTACCCTGTTGAAGACCCAAAATCTTCTTGAGGTCATTGAACTCCTGATTCGATGTAAGTTGAGCCACTGAGGCATCCCGTACATTCTTACATTTACCACGAAGAGGGAAAACACCGTAGTAATCGCGACCGACCACAGAGAGACCCGCAACTGCGAGGGTCTTCGCTGAATCCCCTTCCGTCACGATGAGTGTACACTTCTCGGATTGCGCAGTCCCAGCTTTGTTTGCGTCATCCAATTTGGGAATACCAGTAATCTTTGACTTTCGGGACCCATCAGACTTTGAGAGTTCCTTCATTTCCTTGAACTTGGAGAGCGCCAAGAGTTCTTCTTGAATACCAGTTTTGAGTGTATTTTTAATGAAGGTCTTTGGTGGCTCAAACTTACTTCCAAAGTCTTGAGCTTTTGAGGTACACTCAGACTTAACCTGGCTACTGAACGTTGGATTTTCAATAGTCGCCTTCACAAAGATATTGAAGGTATTTTTGACTTGTTGAGGTTTCAACTTGATTTTCTTCGCCATCTCATCGATGATACCAGAAGCCACAAAGGATGTAATATAATCCACGTGGGTTCCACCCTTGGTCGTACAGATACCATTAACAAACGAAACCTGTTCAAGTCCATTTTCGGATGGACCAATACATACAGTCCACCGATCGGTTGTAACTGTACACAACTCCCCAATACCCTCATGCATTTTGGCATACGCTTCAAATGTCATTTTGTCAAGAACTTCACCTTGAAGTTTAATCTTACAATTTGAACTTGTGCAAATATTTGCATCCCACACCCGTTTCTCGAAAATCTTGTAAATTGAGGCGTCCATATTCTTCATCCCAAATCGTTTCCAATCTGGAATAAAAGTAATAGACACAGAAGATGATGCACCCGCATACTTACCAATTATCGGTGGATTACACTTGGTCATGTTATTGAGCCATGTTTGAGAATATACCTGTTTTGTTTCATGGTCCTTAATGACGATTGAGAACTCCGAGGAGTAAATATTCGTAAGCTTTGCCCCATACCCGTTGCGTCCCCCAACGATACGCTTTTGAGTATCATCGTAATTTGTACTCGTGAGAAGATGACCAAACGTCAATTCAGGATTCCAAAGACCTTCCTTTTCATGCATGCGTACCCCAATACCACCGAGAGGACCATTATTCTCGATAGTGACAGCCCCAGTCTCCTTGTTTATGTTTGCTGAAATGCTTGTAACATTTTTTGGATGAACTGAGTTTCGGTCAATCGCGTTGACCAGTA